TGTTTAGGATCCATGGTGTAATATTTACGAAGATATTCTCATACTATTGAATTTTAATCTTGTATCTTGTTATACCATTGCACAGCAGTTGCCACCACATTGTCAATTGAACTCTGTGTTGGTTCCTATTTATTAGTGCCTTTAATACTTGGACTCTGCGACTCGATCTCTGTAGTGTCTACCATCTCTTCTCCATTGTTCACCGTCTCCGGTCATTATGTCTACCATTCTATCGATGGTGCCATCGGTCCAATCAGACAGTTTGCCCATGTTCTCATGAGGTCTCATTAATAGAATGTTTAATTTTTGATATGCATCTTCCTGACTCCATGGTATGTACAGTCTGTCTCTGTCATTGGCAAATGTTTCAGGAAATGATCTGTATGCTGGATACAACACATTACAACCCAGTGTGTCTGCTTCAGACACTGTGTTGCTTACCCAATCCTGTAGAGCACAGTTAAACAGCACTCTAGAATCTGCTAGTAGCTCGTAGTATTCGTCTTTTTTAAGATTCTCATAAATTTTTAAATCACCTCGAGATTCTAAATTTCTAGCTCTGGTGAGATATTTTTCGTTGTTGCTTCTTAAAGGTCCTCCGGAGAACACAGCAAACTCAATAGAAGGGTCTTGTTTTCTCACCCGTTGTATTAGATCCATAAAGAAATCTGGCTGTTTCTCCTGATCAAAACGAGCCGCAAAACAGACTCTCTTCGTTCTCTGCTCAAAAGGTTTAACAGTTTTTACTCTGGACAACACTTCTTGTTTGCCAAAACTCAATCCTGATATGTTGTAAATTGGAGCTCGCCAATTGGCTATACGCATATGAGCTACCATTTCTTCATTAGTAGCTAATATGTGAACATTAGGAATTTCATTGCACATCTCTTCGTACAGACTCATCCACTTGCTCATTCCCCACACATGAACGAAATCGTCCGGATCTATCGCCTGTGCTAGGCATCTTAAAAATATCTTTGGTCTGTATTTTTCTGGTGATTGCTGTAGGATGTATGGCAGAGATTCCATGCCTGGTTGGAACATGTCTTCAAAGAATATTGCATCGTTGGATGTAATCTCTCCTGCTTTCATCATTTTAACCAAATTCATTAATTGACTCATGCCAAAGTATGAACGACCGTGTGCATCCAGCACCTGTCCTGTTACTATGGCTTTGGAATTATCAATAGTGGTACCTGGCACAATCACATACTCTATGCCTCTTTTTTTAAATGCTCGTTCTGCCCACTCTGTTAGTTGTAGTGTGTAACGACCTTCGTAGGGCTCCAACCCCATATAAAATATTTTCATTTTCTTACCTTTGTTAATACTGCTTCTCCGTCAGCAGTGTGTTTGATATGATATCCACATTGAGCATTGAGATGGATCCATGTTTTCATTTTGTCATCTTTTACACAAAGAGTAACACAATCTTCTAGATCATCGTCATGCCCGTGATAGGCCCAATAGTAATCTCGGCCGTACACATAACCAGCATTGCCCATCTGTGAACATAGATTAGCCACAGCATCCACGAAAGTGTATGAAGCATTGAGAGCACCGCCGCCTATGGGCAGGTATCCCATTCTTTTGGTCAGCTTCTTAACTGATACATTAACTTCTTTCATATCTTGCTTTCGATCCATTTTCTCCATCCTCTGATACTTCTATTTCCACAGCTCTGCCAGGATATCGTTTTGTAATTTCCACGAACAGGTCATCCGACATCATTTCACAACTCTTGTAGTCTAACTGTAGAGTTTTTTCTGCGTATAATTTTTCCATCCATCTTTTAAACTGTATAAACTCAATGTCTCGATCATCGTGAAACACTTCTATGGCCACTCGGAAGTGGAATATGTGTCTGTGTGGATAACCTAAGAAACTCACATCATCCTCACCGCCAGTGGCCAGTTTAGGATCTGTTAGTGCGGCCGGGTATTTGTGTATGCCTTCCTTACGAAAAGTTACCCAGATCATTTTAGAGCCCTGCTTTGCTCGTTCAATCAATGCTTGGTTGTGCTGTTGCTCTGTGTCCATTATATTGACAGTATGTTTCTAGTTTTTTTTATTATTCTATCTTTAATTCCGTCCCAGTAGTATCCTACTGTTTCTTGTTGTTCTTTTTTCTTTTTAACAGTTTTTATTTTTGTTATTTTCTTCTTTTTAGGCATCGGTTGTCTCCTTTGGGTTAATAGGTCTATCACTCTTGTATTCTTCCCATTCGGTGTATCCTGCTGTTGCTTTCGCTTTGTTTAAACTCATTGCCCATACACCTGTGTTGGTTTTGTTAAAATCTACATCATCTATTTTGATATGAACCTGTGGGTCTTCGTCTGTGTTGGGAAATATAATAGAACAGAAAGGTATAAACTTGGGTCTTTTCCATATTAGAGCAAATTTCTTTTTAACTTCGTTGTGTATGGCATATGGATAGTCCACTGTTACATAATACCCATCATCCAAGAACTTCATCATCTGTTGCAACTGCATGCCGTGACTGTGCATGTACATTCTGTTTGCACCATAGTAGATGTGCTCACAATCGTTAGCAACCACTAGTTCTAGTATTTGGTCTGTGGTTAGATCATTTCTTGCAAGGAACAGTGTGCGTTTACCGTGAGCCAGTGTGTGTTCAATCTCATCTCCAACGAAAAGATTCACTTCGCCTTTGTCGTACAGTCCATTCTCGTAAAATCGTTCCATAATACTATTGTAGCATACTCTTTTCTATAGTCAATAAGATAATAAAATAACCAATTAATACAGCAGTGAGAACAGCACTGCTAATCTCCCATTTGCGAATCTCTGGTAATTTACGCCAGCTCTTTTTTAAGTCGTGAAATTTCATCTTTTAATGCCAGTTTTTCTTTTTTTAATCTCATCAGTATGGTTTTAGACTCTGTACTTCTATCGTGTTGTCTTAACTCTGATATCTCTTCTACCTTTCTATTTAGGTATTCGTGATGCAGTTGTGCTTTTTTTAACTGCTTGTTTTTATTTGCCATTGTGTCCTCCTATTCAAATAATGAGCTAAAATTGTTCGTGCCTTTACCACCGCCTGTGGCTCTGGCCCAACGAGTGCCTCGAATATCTGCTAGAAAACTTGATGCACCGTTGATAACTTCCATGGGTTTTTCACTGGTGAACACTTCTTCTACCAATGTGTTGAAATACAGTATGTTTCTTGGAACATATGTGCTGTGTTCGTCTGTGGTGTCTGATGTTTTGGTCTTTCTCCAGTGTTTAACTTGTGGCCGATGTACCACACTTTCAATATCGTTCATGTCATTAGCAACCTGTACAGCTCGTATCTGATTGTACACGTTATGAGCCATCATTAAACAATAACTAAAAGAATCCCACGCAGTAGCACCTTCTTTGCCGTTTTTATTTAGGTCACCTTCTCCGTAATAACAAACATCTCCCATTGTTAGTCTGTTACCAATTGCACTCTGGAATGGGAAAGGTATGTTAGACCCTTTTAATCGTTTGTCATCTGGTGCTTTGTCCATTATAAATGACCATCTAGACGGTGTAAACATATTCTGTGTGTACACTAATCCGTTGGCTGTGCTTAGAAAAGCAGATGCAGAGTCAAAACTTATTGTAAATTCTGAATTAATATGTTTTCTTACCTGTCTTTGTATCTGTGTTAGATAACAAGCCCAGTCTAATTGAGATGTACCTAACACGTGCATCCAATTCTTACCGTCTAATTTTTTCTCATCTCTCATTATAATGAGTCTTTTCAGCATCACTTCCATGTCACACATGTTAATACCGCCCATCGCCCATCCTTCGAACTCAAAATCTTTCACAGCATCGTACCATATCTGTGCAGTGTTCCAATCGTCTCCTTGCAGTACGTTTAATAGTTTAGTCTGTCCCAGTCTGTTTTTTTGGAAAAACTTGTTGTTGTATAGTGTACCATCCAGTGTGTCTTGAAATGATTTTAATCCTGTTTTAGGAGAGTTAAGATCATCTGCCGCCCAGGTAGGCACGTCTAAGGTCATGGCCCAATCTGATGTTAGCTCTAGCCAGTTTAAAATGTCGCTTCTAACTTTGTTTGCTTTGTTACCTTCAAAGTCTTGCCAATCAAATTTAATAACTCCTCTGCCAATTTGGTATCCACCCGAGTCACCTACTATTGTAGAGAACTTCCTGTCTCTGTTGACCACCATAGAATCTCGATCGTTAACTTTTTCCATATCTAAGCAGGCGTGTCCTGCTGAATACAGTGCTGTAGGATATGTGTACATGCCTTTTTCAGGATTTAAGAAGTTTAGTCCTTCTACTCCATTTTCAAATCCTTGAGGAATTCTTTCTTTTGGTATGTGAGCACCTTCTGAAACTCTTTGTTTGCTGATGAATGTGTTATAAAAGTTTGAAATCGCAGGCAGAAACACAGCGAAGTCTCTGCTGAGTGCTCCTAAATGTTCTTGCCTACGATCCGTCATTATTGCGCCTGTGCTGGTATGATGTACTGATACTTGCCTAATCCTGAATCAACAGATACCTGCATTGCACCTTCATTAGAGAAGTGCAAAGTGACCTTTGCTGAGTCTGATAGTTTCAGTATCTGTAACACCTGTGCAACCGGCCAACTCCAATTTTTATTAATTGTGCCTGCTACACCTTCTGCAAATACAAATTCTCCACCGTGTGATGCTTGATCACCAAATGTGAATATGAGTTTGCTGTCTTCTGTTCGCACAACGAAAGTGCTGTGCTCAGTGTTGGCAGTGGCTTGGAAGTTGAATCTTTGTACACCTGCCACAGATGGCTCAATTTCAACGTCCCACTTAACACCTTTAAATTTTACAGTTTTAAGTTTTTCATTGATAATTTCAGCATTCATAAAACGATAATCATTTTGGAAGTCACCTTTTTCATTTTCAAAATGAATACTCACCGGTGTCTCTGCCCCATTTCTGTTGCCTTTGACTACTTTGATGTTTGCTTTGTCTCGATACTCTGGACACTTCAAATGAATATCTAATTTACTCAATTGAGGCATTCCAAATATACCAGCCATTTCTGTTTGTGGTTTGTGAAAAGATCCTTGTAGGATTACTGATCTGTCTTCAGCCATAGAATCAATTGCTGTTTCTGATTCTGTGCCTGTGATTTTGACAAGATCTAAAAACCCTAGACCGTGCGTGTGTTTGACTATGTCTTTTAAGATATCTATCATAATAAAAATATTATATAGGATATTTAGATTGTGAGCAAGCCTTTAATTTATTTTTCTTCGTCTCGAGGTAACGGTATTTCTACCACCTTGTACACGACTGGATTGGCATTACCAGGTTTCTTAAAGATTGCATAGTTGGCTCGAGGACGAAACTGATCCATATCAATCACCTCATAACCTGCATCTTGCAACAGTTTTTTCATGGATGATTTGGTATTGTAGTTCCAATAGCCTCTTTTTGCTTCATTTAAATCAGCATCAAAATCACAGTCAGCATAGTGTATGAAACCATATCCCCCTGGCAGTATCACCCTGTGGATATCTCGTAGATATTCTGCAATGTGTTCTTGTGTAAAGAATGGAAATGTGTCCCAACTGAACACAAAATTACAACTGTTGTCTGGTATGTCTGGACAGGCAGTTCTGTCTGTGGTGTAAAATCTCAATAATCGTTGGTGCTGAGGAGGAAATTTTTTAAATATTTTCTCTTTACAGCTCGCTAATACCTCTGCAAAGAACATCAATCGCCAAGCTCGCAATGCCAACACGTGGCGACCGTTGCCTGGACCAATTTCCAAACAGTTCTGCAGATTGTTGCCCATTTTTCCAAACTGATTGATTTTAGTTTGTATCTGATGCTCCAACAGACTATCCGAGATGCTGTCCTGATGAGATTCTCTCCAATCCAGATCCTGCTGGAACCAACTACGAGTCTTGTCTAGACGTGCTATCTGTTGAGTGTTGTAGGCATCTACGGAATGAGCAAAATCCTGCAATGTCTTCAAATTATCATCGACGAGTTTTTGAAAGTCAGTGCCTTTTAGGGCTTTTAACTTTTCAATAAGTAATTTTACTTCTTCTATGCTCAGCATAGTGTTATTTAAAATTCAAACAGTTTATTAAATGTATTTGTGGTTTCTGTGCTCTGCACGTCCCAATTCAACACACCGATAAGGTTGGATATCTTTTGGTCCACAATAGTGGCTTCCATTGTTTCAGCATCAAACGGCAAATCTTGAAACCATTGCGGAATACGCAATTCATCCACAGGATATGCAATAGATGTGTAACCCAGAGGATTGTTCTTTAATTTACACACAATGACTTTAGCACCATCGGTGATGGGCATAGAATACTTGTCACCATACATCTCTCGGCATCGGTTCCAATTAATAGACGCTCTCACATGACCTGGCATGGTTGCTCTGCCTTGTTTGTTCTCTTTGCCTAGATATTCTGTGATCTTGTTCGCTCTTTTAGGTGAGCCCTTTTCCCATCCTGGTCGAGCTTTAAACTCTGCTCGGAATTCAGATATTCTTGCAAGTACGTCTTTTTCTGTTCCGTTGGTCAGCACCATCATCAGTAACTCACTTAAAAAATCCTGCACAAATACAGGAGTGTCTGATCTCTTAAGATCCAATCCCATTGCTTTCATTTTGCCTGGTGAGCCTGCTGTGTCTGTCCTGTTACCTTCTTTATCAAAATATATCACTGCATATCTTTTCTTTGTGATGAACAGACCTTTGGATGCTACTAATTCTCTGCCTGCCGCAATCACTTCACCTCGACTTTTTGGACAATGAAATGCTTTGGTCATGAATCCTGTGAATGAAACATTCACTTCGTCGGCAATCTTATCATACAGCTCGATAACATTTTCTCGCTCCCATGGAATAGTACCCGCATCTATTTCTTTTTGTAGCGGTTTATATGCTGAGAAATATACAGAATCTGTATCTCCGTATATGATAGAATCACCTTTGTGATCGTATGCTCCTGTTATAACTTCATTGGCTTTAGACGCCATGTGTCGAGTAATACATCGACCTGTTAGTGTGACCGATTGTCCAATTCTTAAATCAAAAAATCTACAACCTGGATTTAAAATTGCACCATACAAACTGTTCAAATTAATTTTCTTAACGAGTTGTCTTTTATCCCAATACTCTCGTTCAATTTCGTTGTCTCCGCATTCATGCATTTTCTTCTGCATCTCCTGTCTTTCTGCATACCAACGTTTTAACAAACCTGGTATAATAGCTTCAAACTCATAAGTGAATATGGTACCATTTGCTGACAGCATCCATTGATTATTACCATCAAAAACCAACTCATGCAGTTGCGCCGCTGACATTTTAACAGATGTGTTGTCTGCCCAATCTACCACAACTTCTGTGCTTCGATCTTGTTTCATTACTGCTTGATATTCCCATGACCCAAATTGGTTATCCCATGCTGATGCAAATGATTTCTTTTGATGTATGGCTCTGTTGACCTCTGCTGATGTTATCACAGGACGTAGTTGCCCTACAACACTTTCTGGTCCCATATTTAGAGCTCTAATAACACTAGGGTACAGTGAATTGATATCACAACTGCCAATCCAATCGTGCAATCCTGTTTTTGGCGTGGCCACATATGCACCTGCCGCTTGTATAGATTCTCCCTCTGCTCGTCTTTTTCTGCCTGGCACAATCATGCCACGTCGATGTGCTTCATTCACAATGGCCTGTTCTGTCACTGCCACAGCACCCATTGTGGTCTGCAGTAACACTGTGTTTTGATGTGCTATCTCGTTGGCTAATTCTATAAACTTTAATTTCTTTTCTAACTTGGCCAGCAGTGCAGTATCCTGCCTGTTGTACTCAATGAACAATCCAAAGTCGTTGTTGTACAGAGAATCTAATGATCCTTCATACATAGTTTTTCGTTCTCCTAATTCCCACTCTCCTATGGCATCTAATCTATATGTGTGTCTTTCCTCGTAGGTGTATTTTCTATACAGCTCTAACAGATCCAAATGCACACGACCAATTAAATCATATGATGTTTGCTCTCTGCCATATTTTTCAAATACTCTTTTTCTAGGTTTTTCTCCCCAAAAACACAGTCGTCTTGTGTCATCCGAACTCAATACTTTCTGTATTCGTCCCACTGTGTAGGGTATGTCGTATCCTTCTGAATTCCATCCTGAGAGGATGTCTGCATCTTCGATCAGTGTTAGAAAAGCGTCCAGCATATCTTTCTCTTTCTCAAACAGCATCACATTGTCAAAACGTTCTGTGGCCATTCGTGCACCTGACATATTCAAAGTCTTGGGTGGTACTGCAAATGTAACGAGTTGATCGGTCCAACTTAGATGGCAGGTTATCGCAGTGATGGGCATAAACGGGTCATCAGTGGTGGAGTATCCACGCTCTGGATCAAAGTCCACCTCGATATCAAAAAACACCACATTCAGTTTGGGAGCAGGTTTGCCTAGATAGTTCTCTTCCAGACAGCGGAACACAGGATTGATGTCCTGCTCATAGAGTGTTTTATTGCTCCTTATCTTCTGTTCTTTGATGAACTCTTTGAAAGTGGAACACTGTACTTTCTGTAACTGTTCTCCGTATATGCTTCGATGTTTGCCGCGACTGTCTGGATAATAGAAAAGATATCGAGCATCATATTCCACGAACTTACGCTCGCCTTTGACTCGTTCCACGACAAATACCTTGTCTTGATCTCTTTTATAATATGCGTCTATGTAGCTCATTTAAAAAAATACTTTATAAATTCCTATACAGTTCATTATAGTAAACCATGAGGCCAAAACGCAAGTCCAAATTATCCTTCTTCGGAAACTGGCTATGGCCAGTGTGGTTGATCCGATAAGGTATGGAGGGAATATCAACTGCATGTCGGGAATTGGTGATGTAAAGGTCAGCAGACAACTGCCAGCGATGGTGAATGCGACGGATACAATTTCTAAGTAAAAAGAAAGTCTATCAGTTTTATAGCTCGTGATCCAAAACTCCTTTACGAGTTTGATCACTAAATTTTGCCAGCGGCCGCCAATATCGAATCTACCATGTCCATGTCGTCGGTCACAGATTTGTATGAATCTTTGTGTGCTATTGTGATTGCTTTGCTGATTATTCCTGGTTTAACTTCTAGTTCTTCACCGATGGCCTTGACCGTGTCTCTCAAACCACCTTTGAGATCGTCGATCTCTCCCAGCACCTGTGAGCCTTCTTTGATGATCTGGATTAGTTTTTGTTTTTCTGCTTCGTTAAAGTTTTTACCTGACATTTATGTTCTCCTTGTTGTGAACAGTATATAATGATTTTGCCAGAAGAGCAATGGATTTTTATATTACTTCTTTGTCTTTACGTTCTTGGCCTTGCCACGTCTGTTCTTGCTTGGATCCTGCCTGCGTTTTCTTGAAGCCGCGGATTTCCTACCTTTTTTGCCCAATGCGTATGCTTTTGATCTTGGTAAACATTTAGGCTTGCCTTCCTTGCCGGAACCTCTTGCACAGTCTCCTCTGATTTTACCATCTGGACCAAAACGCACCCACTTGTCTTTGAACCATTT